CTAAAACAGCGTCGAAACAACGACAAGCGGAAAGCCGCTAGGCGCTTGATGGAGAAAGAAGGCAAAGTATCTAAGGGCGACGGCAAGGACGTGGCCCACAAGAAACCACTGGCAAAAGGCGGCTCCAACAAGAAGGGCAACCTGAAGGTGGCGAACAGATCAAAGAACAGGTCATTTAAGCGCACGAAAACAGCACGGATGGCGTAATGTCAGAGTTAATGACGCCCGATTTAGCCAAGAAGCTAAAGGGCGCATCTCCAGAGGTCAGGCTTAGAGCGGCAGAGATTCTGGAGAAAGCCAAGCAGGCAAAGGAAGTCGAGGCGGCACAAAACACCTACATGGGTTTTGTAAAGTATATGTGGCCTGCTTTTATTGAGGGCAGACACCACAAGATCATGGCTGAAGCGTTTGAGCGCATCGCCAGAGGCGAATTGAAGCGCCTGATCGTGAACATGCCGCCACGGCACACCAAGTCGGAGTTTGCCTCTTACTTGTTACCAGCATGGTTCTTGGGCCAGATGCCCGAGAAAAAGATCATCCAAACGGCGCACACCGCCGAGTTATCTGTGGGTTTTGGCCGGAAGGTCAGAAACCTTGTAGATTCGGATGACTTCAAGAAGGTCTTTCCCAACTTACAACTTAGAGCAGACTCAAAAGCGGCAGGCCGCTGGAGCACCAACAAGAACGGCGAATATTTCGCTATCGGTGTTGGCGGTGCGGTAACAGGTAAAGGTGCCGACCTTTTGATTATTGACGACCCTCACTCAGAACAGGAGGGCCAGTCAGCAGACCCAGCGGTGTTTGACCGGACGTATGACTGGTACACATCTGGGCCTCGACAGCGACTTCAGCCGGGAGGCGCTATCGTTATCGTAATGACACGCTGGCATATGCGTGATTTGACCGGCAAGATTATTAAGTCCTCTGCTCAACGGGTAGGCTCCGATGAGTGGGAAGTTATAGAGTTTCCAGCCATCATGCCGTCAGGAAACCCCCTGTGGCCTGAGTTCTGGAGCAAAACGGAGCTTGAGGCTCTGCGGAGTGAACTGCCCTCCCCCAAGTGGAACGCGCAGTACCAGCAAAACCCAACGTCCGAAGAGGGCGCACTCATCAAGAGAGAATGGTGGAAAGTCTGGGAAAAGGACTATCCCCCGCAATGTGAGTTCGTGATTCAGTCATGGGACACAGCTTTCTTGAAAACCCAACGGGCAGACTACTCTGCCTGCACAACGTGGGGCGTGTTTTATCACCCCGACGATGACGGCATATCACAGCCAAATATCATCCTGTTGGATGCCTACAAGGAACGTCTGGAGTTTCCTGAGCTAAAGAAAACGGCTTATGAAATGTGGAGCGAAATGCAACCAGATGCATTTATTGTGGAAGGAAAGGCGGCAGGGATGCCGCTTATTTTTGAGCTACGGGCGATGGGGATTCCGGTTTCGGAATACACCCCCTCGCGTGGCAACGACAAGATAGCAAGAGTGAATGCTGTTGCTGACTTGTTCGCCTCTGGCAACGTATGGGCGCCAGAGACTCGATTCGCTGAAGAAGTCATGGAAGAGTTTGCCGCGTTCCCTGCGGGGGAGCACGACGACCTTGTTGACTCTTCAACGCAAGCACTTCTTCGTTTTAGGCAGGGCGGCTTTGTATCGCTCCACACTGACGAGGAAGATGACTTTGACCCCCACGGGAGGGTGGCAAACTATTACTGATCTCAATCGCTGGCATCATTTTGTCAATAACATAGAGCATAGGTTACGCCCTATATTTAGGCGCTTCTCCAAGCTAGGAGGCCCAGCTTACTTTGACAACAAGGATTTCCCGATCACTCAGAAGCTGGAGGAAAACTACTTCCTGATACGCGGGGAGTTTGATCAGGTCAGAAAGCGGTTGCAGGATTTTCCGTTATTCCAAGATATAAGCCCAGAACAGGTCTATATATCGAATGACGATAAGTGGAGGATGTTCTTTCTAAAGGCGAACAACGTGCGCTTTGACCGGAACTGTGAGTTGTTTCCCAAAACAATGGAGATTGTCGATAGCGACAAGAACCTTGTTTCGGCCTACTTCTCCATCCTCGACTCCAACAAGATGCTTGTACCCCATGAGGGGCCGTGGTCCGGGGTGCTGAGAATGCACCTTGGCGTAGATATACCCACAGACGGGAAGGGATGCGTGCTATCCGTGATGGGTGAGGAGTATCGCTGGAAGAACGGCAAGGCCGTTGTTTTCGACGATACCTATGAGCATTTTGCGATCAACCTGACAGACAACATCAGGGTGGTCTTGTTTATTGATTATCTTAGGCCACTCCCGTTGCCTCTGCATTGGTTGAACAAGTTTTGCATCTACATAGGGCGATTCTTGCCGTACTACAAGATACCGATCCAGCGGCACAAGGCGTGGGAACGGAGGTTTTACGGCGAAGATGGCATTCCTGCAAAGCAACATTCCGCACTTTAAGTGCTGGGTAAGACGCGAATACACACACAACCACGAGAAATACCACGGCGAGTTTCTTCACGCTATGGCGATTGCGGTAACAACGATGCCTTGTCGGTGTCTCAGCTTCCAGATCATATTTACTGGCGCTGAAACTTATGACAACGACGAGCCAAACATCCATGGAGGCGCGATGTGGGCAAGGATGCCTATCACTGCCTTGGTCGGAGACACTCCGCTTCAGGAGTGGCCCGAGCCGATGCCGGTCTACGCGGCTCAGCCGTGGGACTGCTCATCTAGGGAGCACAGCGTTTATGTTCTTGATAGAGCAACGCCATGCCCTTGGATTGCCAAGATAGACGGGGAGTTCTACCCCGCAAGATACATGTTCACAGTGGACTACACCGAAAATGAAATTGCAGACGACCCTGCTCAACACAAGCAGAGCCATGTGATGGAGCTTCTGGATGCAGGCCCGTGGACAGGCAATATCGTGGCGCTACCTAACAACCGTGTGCGGGTGACACATCCAGCATGGTGGGAGGCAGGAGAAGGCGCACCGGATTTCAGGCCGTCACAGCATATCCATTACTCCAAGTCGGACTTGGATTACACGCTGGACGTAAACAGGATATTCGACAATTTATACGCAGGTGAAAGCGATGAAGAAGAAATCTAAAACCATGCCAAAAGGCGGTATGCGTGGTGGTGGCAAGACCAAGATGGGAACCAAAATGTCAGCCAAAGGCCCAAGAATGAGGGGCGGTGGCAAAACGAGGCTTTCAGAGGGCGAAGGCGGTCTTTCAATAGCTAGGCAAAGAAATTTTGGCAAGACAATGCCAGATATGCCGTCTCCGGGGATTCCCGGCATGGCTAAAGGTAAAAAGGTTCCCTCGAATGGAGACAACAAAAAGCTGGATATGGTTGCCAAGGACGGGAAGATGGTTCCGTTTTATGCGGCTGACGGCAAAGGCAAGATGAGTGCTGGTGGGCCGATCAAAACCATGAAGAAGATGTACAGGGGCGGCATGACCTCAAAAACGAAGCCAAAGGGCGGCAAGCGAGGCGGAAGAGGCTAAGTGGCTATTGATCGCGTAGCAACGCCCTTTGCCCCTTCTGGGGCGGCAGAAGAGCTAGAGATCGTTATTGAGAACCCTGAATCTGTCAGCGTGATGGACGAAGACGGCGGGATGATCATTGACTTCGATCCCAACATGCCTGCCCTTATGGGCGTTGAGCATGGCTCTAATCTTGCTGAGTACATGGATGAGCGAGACCTAGACAGTCTTGCCAGTGAGTTAGTGTCCCAGTTTGATGCTGACAGGATGAGCCGTGCAGACTGGGAAGACTCCTATGTCCGTGGTCTTGACTTGTTAGGACTAAAGTTTGAGGACAGGTCTACGCCGTGGGAGGGAGCCTGTGGCGTCTTTCACCCCATGCTCTCTGAGGCAGTTATACGCTTTCAGGCACAGACCATACAGGAGATATATCCTGCTAGTGGTCCGGTCAGAACGTCTATCGTCGGCAAGATCACCGATGACAAGACAAAGCAGGCGCACAGGGTTCAGAACTATCTGAACTACTTGATCACACAGCGAATGACTGAGTATCGCACCGAGACAGAGAAGCTGTTGTTTTCTCTGCCAATTGCAGGCTCCGCCTTCCGCAAGGTCTACTTTGACCCAAGTATGGGCAGACCCTGCGCCATGTTTGTGCCAGCAGAGGATTTCGTGGTTAGTTATGGTGCGTCAGACCTGACTACTTGTGAACGTGCTACGCACATAATGAAGAAAACTTCCAACGAGATCAGGAAGTTACAGGTAAGCGGGTTTTATTCTGATGTGGACTTACCTGCACCATCACCGGACATTTCAGAAATACAGCAGAAGTATGATCGGCTGACTGGAGACTCGGAAAACTACGAGTTCGACAATCGCCATACCCTGTTAGAGATGCACGTTGACATTGACCTTATTGGTTTTGAAGACACGGATGGAGGCAAGCCTACAGGCATTGCTTTGCCCTACGTCATTACCATTGACAAGTCATCAAGAACAATCTTGTCGATTCGACGCAACTGGTACGAGAACGATCCCAAGAAAATGAAGCGGGATCATTATGTTCACTATCAGTATTTGCCCGGTCTGGGCTTTTATGGCTTTGGCCTAGTACATATGATCGGTGGTCTATCCAAGTCGGCAACATCGTTGCTGAGACAGTTGGTAGACGCCGGAACACTTGCCAACCTACCGGGGGGATTGAAATCTCGGGGGCTCAGGATCAAGGGCGATGACACTCCCATCATGCCCGGAGAGTTCCGTGACGTAGACGTTCCGGGTGGTGCAATCCGCGACAACATCACGTTCCTGCCTTACAAGGAGCCAAGCAACGTCCTTTATCAGTTGCTAGGTGACATTGTTCAGGAGGGGCGTCGATTCGCATCAGCGGCGGATGTGAAAGCCTCAGATATCAATGGTGAAGCGCCGGTTGGCACCACGCTTGCAGTTTTAGAGCGAGAGATGAAGGTGATGAGCGCGGTACAGGCTCGTGTTCACGCGGCAGTCTCCAAAGAATTAAAGATACTGGCAGAGCTTGTCAGGGACTACGGACCCGAGGTTTATCCCTACGAGGATGATGATGGGCAGGCGTTACCGATGGACTTTGATGATCGGGTAGACATTATTCCGGTCAGCGATCCTAACGCAGGCACGATGGCGCAAAGGATCATGCAGTATCAGGCGGCGTTGCAGTTGGCGGCTCAGGCACCCCAGATGTATGACATGCCACTGCTTCACCGCCAGATGTTAGATGTGTTGGGCATTCAGGACGCGGACAAGATTGTCCCGACAGAGAACGACCTCAAGCCGACAGACCCTGTCACAGAGAATATGAACATTATTACTGGCGAGCCGGTCAAGGCGTTCATTTATCAGGACCACGAGGCGCACATACAGGTTCACATGTCGGCACTGGAAAACCCGGAAATTCAGCAAATGGTCGGCAGAGCGCCGAATAAAAATGCCATCCAAGCGGCAATGTCTGCCCACATAGCCGAACATGTCGCGTTTGCATACAGGGCTAAGATTGAGAAAGAGTTGGGTGTTGAGCTTCCCGGCCCAGACGAAAAGCTACCGGAAGATATCGAACTCCGCATTTCCAGACTGGCGGCACCAGCCGCAGAGCAAGTTACCGGAAAGGCCCAGATGATGGCCCAAGCCGAGCAAAACGCCAAGCAACAGCAAGACCCGATTGTTCAGATGCAACAACGAGAGTTGGCGCTCAAAGAACAGCAGGCTATGGCTAAGGCGCAAACCGACATGGCAAAAGTTCAGGTTGATGCAGGAAAGGCCCAAGCCAAGGCCATGCTTGACATGGAGAAGCTGGATCAAGAAGAGCGCCTAGAAAGCGCAAAGATCGCGGCCAAGGTTGCGATGCAAGAAAGCAAAGATGAGTCTCAACAAGAAATTGAGGGATTCAAGGCTGGATTTAATCTTGTCAGGGACACGCTAAATGACGAAGAAAGCAAGTAACAACTTGTTGCAGGCAATACAAGCTGATCTCCGCACCCAGATGAATGAGGTGACAGATCACCTTGCCGTTGGTGGTTGCAAGGATATGAATGAGTACTCTCGTAACG